TCACCCTGTTTTTGTGTTGACGATCACCCAATCTTTTCCTCTGTCATCATTATATTTGTCTGTCATTTTTCTTGATTTATGGCCGAGTAATTTTTGCGTGTCGACACCTTGTTCTCTGTACAAGCGTTCTGATAATGATCTCTGTTCGTGAAAAGTGGGTGGGGATCCCTTATCCCATTTCAGTCCACTTCTGTCACGTGCTTTTTTGAATGTTGAAGTTAAAGAACTGGTTGAAACCTGATCACCGCGGTTTGCTTGTGAGGTGGTATGTCTGAAATGCACAAGATATTTACTGATGACTGCATCCCGGCATTTAGATACAACGTCCCGAAGAGTTAAACCCAGGGCTTCACATTTCAAGTCCAATGGTATGGCTAAACGCGATCCTGTTTTTTCCTGTTCGACATGGAGCATATCGTCCCATATGTCTTTAAACTTCATGTTACAGATATCGCCCAAACGCTGACCTGTTATTATCGCGAGCAACATTCCACACTGGAGGTATGGTTCTTGCTTTTCGGCAGCTTCATAAATAGTTTTCCACTCTTCCAGAGAAAGACGCTGACGAGTGACTCTGTTTCTCGGCTGCTTGGTCGCCAGGGCAGGGTTATAGCCTGGAGGGACATGACCGTTATGTTGCGCTTCTTTGAATACATCAATCAAAACCATGCGAACAACTTGCGCCATACGATTATGGCCTTCAGCCTTAACTGCATCCGTGATCTCAGAGATATCCAATGCGGAAATATCTTTCAAATATTGCATACCGCAATGTTCGCGAAATAACCTGACTGGTTTTGCTTTCTGTCGATAAGAATTAGGTCTGAGTTCACGGTGTTTTAACCGTTCGTCCTGAATTTCAATATACTTATCAATCCACTCAGTGACAGTAATGTCCGTTCTTCTGCCTTTCATTCTGGCAAGACGGTCGTTAACACTAAGAACCTGCCTGGTTCTTTGTTCTGCAATGATCGTGTTCGCTTCGGATGCAACCTTTTTAGCTTCCACTTCATCAGTACCCAAGCTGTGAAAGCGTCCGGAAACAGGATGTTTATATTGCCAATAAATCTTGCCCGTCCGCTTATCTAGCTTGCAGTATAGATTCGGAATTGAAATTTTGTGAGAACGTGGTCTAGCAGCCATCTGCAATAATCCGTTGTAATCTTGGACTGGCGTTTGCCGGAATTTTCGGTTCGGCAAGCGTACCAACAAATCGAGCATTACGGTCTACCATCCAGTAACGACCTACTTTTACAGCTGGAGGTATCATCATTTTGCCTTTAGCGTATTTCTTAAGGATACGCTCACTTGGTGCTTGCGCTCCGAACTCTTCATTGGCCCAGTCGAGTAAGGGGATCATTCGTGACATTTATTTTTCTCCACAAAGCCCGGCTGCACCCGGGCTATAACATCAAATATCAGTGCTGGTGGTCGGTATTAATATCAACCAGATAAACACCCGGAATTACCGGAGAGTTGCCAGCCTGCCCCATTATTTTCTCGTATTCGGAAATCTGATGATCTACTGGTTGTGACAGGTCGCGATATTTACTCTGAAGCAGGGCGACGCGGCTTTCTGTCCATGCCTTCCACATATGCCGCGTGTAGCTGTCAGCGTAGTTTTCGCCATGAAGAAACTTACCCATTGCGAAATCATATTCTTGCCGCTCGCGCCCCCACTTCTTAAGCATCCACGCCTCAAATTCAGCGCGGCCATCATCCGGCACTACCGGCACTGGCTGGGCGCTGTACTCATGTGCCACAGCCATTTGTGGGTGATTGGGATTATTACACGGTACTCCACACACCTCACAGACAGCGTGCTGTATCCCGTCCAGCCTGCGGCGTTCCTGTAGCTCTCGCATCGCCGCTGCAATATCGGTGTAGTCAGTCAAAACTGAATCGTCGCAGATTTCAGCGCGCGCCAGAATTTCAGCTATTTTCCTGTCTGTTAGTTTGTTATTGCTCATCGCAATACATCCTCCACACTGATTAACCCTTTACGGCTCAAATAGTTCATTGCGGCGCCGTGTAACTTGCTGTTCGGCCTGGCGTTTCTAAGCGAGTGGGCCAGACGCTTAATCCACATCGTTAATTCTTCCACTTGCTTTTCTGCTTCTTCCAGTTGTTCGCGCACCTGTCGCATATCATCACGCTGAGTAAGTGCCGATTCAGGCATGGAATGTTCGGCACACGGGATTATTGTGTGAACGTCTGAGTATTCGCCGCCGCCGTCACTGAATGCCATTACACAACCACACTTTGATTTGCCGTTCACAAAGACAATTTTGTTACTCATAATGACCGTCCTGCACGTTGCGTAACCAGATACAGACCGCGCCGTCTTCGGTGTCGTGAATGGAACCGACAAACCAGCCGTTACCTGCTGGCGGATCTGGTTGCCACGTTGAAATGTCGCACCCGTCAACGTCAGGATCTATTTCCTCGTCATCCAGGTATGAGACTTTCCATTCCAAACCGTTAGCTTCCAGCCAGGCATTTAACTCGTCTGGAGAGATAACCTCACGACCATCGCAAAACTGTTCGTACAGCGGGTGAGTCCAGTAACCGTAATTATCGCGCTCTACGGGTAATGCAGTGATTTTGTTCATTATCATTTCAGGCGGTCAGCGACCGCCAGCCTCCGTTATGCGGTCACGTTCTCTTCCACGCCAGCGTTTTCGACGACGCTGTACTCACCTGTGATGACAGACGCATCAGCCGGATCGATAGTCAGCGTCTCCTTTTCGTCCATTGATACCGCGCGCTGGATCTCAATGGATACAGGCAGGTATTTGAACAGGCGGCGTATGGCGGTTTTTTTTGCCATTTCCTCCCAGTGAGTAACCCACGGGCCGTTGTTACCGGCTTTGCTCTGTGCCCGTACCAGCTCTATCTGTTTACGGGTCATTACCTCAAACTGTGTGCCACCATCTTTAAGGCGGGCAACGGCATAGACATGAGTAACTGGTGCATCTTCGTTCTCACCCGGACGGTGTACCAGCTTCTCTTCCAGACCAAACTCGAAGCTGAAATCGTCACCTTCGCGGACGATGCGCGCGGAAAGACTTGCAATCTGTCCGGAACGGCGGGCAAGGTCGATCATTCCCCGGTAGCCAATAATTAACTGAACGTTTTTTTTTCCTGACTTTTCGTTTTTGTTTCCGAACGGCAGCAGATAGGCATGACCGAGCGCGCCGCCGGGCTCCAGCCCAAGCTGGGAACACTGAACGATGGCGCTGACAAAACTCATGGTGTCACAGTCACCCAGCGCCGGAACTTTTCGGATTTCCGTTGTGGCTATCCGGATCATGCGTTCCGCTGTCATGTGGCGGGGCAGGGCCGCCGCCAGCTGTTCTTTCATGGAAGGCTGGTTGATAAAGCTGATCACATCGTTGTTATTTTTCACTGCCGTCGGGGTGCGTGCTCCCTGTGTTTTTTGCAGGTCGGCTTTTGCAATAGGTGGCTGTTTAGGCATTTGCATTCTCCTTCGCCCAGCGGGGCAGTGATAAAGTTTTAATGGCAGGCCATTCATCGTTATTAAGGCATTCGGCCAGGGTTTGCAGATTGCGACGATATTCCCGCTGACCTGCCAGTTTTGCGTCTTCACCCATCATGAAAATCTCAACCGGGTAACGCCCACATTCGGCGGTTGTACTGGCAACAAGGAAGACGAAGGTGGGTCTCTCACCGAACTGCGCCCGATAACCGTCGCTGTAGAAAGCGTCCTGTACGTGGTAGCGATAATCGTAATAAGCTGTCCTGAACCGCTGGATATCAGCAGTGGTTTTCACATCCATGATCCAGTGAAATTCAGGGATGATTTTGTCCGGACGGCACCGACATAAAATTCCTGTTTCCGGATCTTCCCAGTAGACTGATGATTCAGCATATCCGGCGCTTTCAACCAGCCACTGCCCCAGCGGTAACACCATCACACTCTGGTACATAAGTTCGATTTTCCGGCCTTCTTCTGCCGTAAGCACGGTTCTTCCTGTCCGGGCGCATTCCTCCAGAAAGGTTTTCTCTTCTTCTTTTCCTGCACTGGTACGGCGGTTAAACTCCGGTGCGATGATGAAGCGTTTGCTGAATTCCTCTGGTTCCAGTACCCGGCAGTGAAAAGCCGTTCCTGTATCGAGAGATTTTGTTTTCTCCGTGTCCACGGGGGCATTTTTGCGCCAAAGATAAATTGCTGGTGTATCTGCGATATCATCAAGCTGTGATTTACTGACCCCCGGGCCAGCGTGATACGCCTCGTTAGGGATGTCATAGTAAATGCCTGGCTGTATATCATCAGGTACAGTGATATTTCCGTTTTCTATGGAATCTGCCGCTTCGCCAGCTTCATCACCGCCAGTACCTGATCCACCGTCTGCTGTAATTTCCTGCACTGCATCGCCAGCCGTTTCCTGCTGGTTGCTCTCTTTCGGCGTTTTTCCATCTCTTTCTGTTCTGGCTTCCGTTTTTTCGGTCTGGTTTGAGGGGGGCGGGAATAGCGCTGAAACGTCGAAAGTCCCGTCTGCGTTTCTGGTGACAGCCTCCGGCTCTGCTGCTGGTTGTTTTTCCTCCGGCACCACTTCTTCTTTTTCACCCTGATTTGAGGCGCTGTAATTGTTATGAACCCACTTCGGATCGTTCGGGTCACTGATGCCTTCGACATATTCACCGCGCGCGGCTGCCAGTTGTTTACCAACATCAACCGGGTTTTTGGGTGGAATGTTTTTACGTGCTTCGTGCAGTTCTGCGCGTATTTTCTGGTAGCCTGCTTCTGTCTGGCTTACAGGTGGCTCATTCTCCAGCGGCTGCGGGTCCGGATGATGTTCAGTTGTGTCCTGTTCCACTGTTTCAGGCGTTGCTGGTTCATCTGCCAGTTCGTCTGTCGGTTGCGGTTTTTCTTCATCACACTGAAATCTCCCTGACTCAATATCCCGCAGACATTTGCCCGCCTGACGAAGTCTTGCTGCATTTTCTTCATGGGTTGTTGGGGTGTTATCAGGCACATATTCGTACCAGTCCGGATCGCGAACACCATGAACGGCAAGAAAGCTTTCGCACCACGTCCGGCGAAGATCAGGATTACCGTTATGTACGGCCTTTGGCGCTTTGCGTACCAGGTCAATAATGGTCTGTCGGTCGTAGCCTTTGATGTCGGGAATAGTGCCCACTGTCATCGACATTCGCTTCCAGTCTTCCCGGTCTTCGGCGATGATACGTTTTGCAAAATCCATTGCAGGACGCAGGTTATTCAGAACCAGCTCCTCACAGAAACCACAGGCGAGCTCATAGTTAATCGTTCTGTGTGTCGGTTTTTCGCTACGGCGTGGACGTTCTGGCTTATTTACGTCGTCGACAATTACTTTATGTTGCCCGGTTTTTTTAACGGGTACAGGTTTATTCTTCAGGCGTTCAGCCCATTCCTTAACCAGCAGGCCGCGGTTAATGTGTTCAGCACTGAACCATTCCTTAAAAAACTTAATAGTGGTGCATAACTCAGGTACTTTTCCATCGACAGGAAATACCTGTTTATACGCATTCACTGCTTTGTGAATATCGTGCTCGATAGCTTTTTTGAACGGCTCTACATTTTCTGCTGCGAGTATCAGGTTCTGGGCAGTGGTATTCTGAGTATCCATCTCCAGACACGCGATTTCTTTTTTCTGGTCTGTATCGACGTGATAAAGATACTCACCTTCACCTATGTACTGAGCAAGAACGCGGTGACGGAGAGGCATAGTTGCGACAACAGTCAGCTCGGGGGCTGGGGCTGTTGCCTGGGCAGGGCTGTTGCTTTCGTTACCAAAATTTTCGGTGTGGTCTTCCAGCACTTCGCCTGTTTCGGTATCAACACCATCGACGATATGCTGGCGCGCCGCGGCGGCGGCTTCAGATGATGGCAGGGTGACGCCGGGGATTTGTTCCCAAGTCATGCCATCTTCACCGAGGCGATAATAATTAGTGAAGGTAAAACTTATTTCACCTTCCGGCGGCAGCTCGTTGACTACCGGAAAATTGGTGCGGATCGGCCTTGCATAATCCTTACCGCGGCCGGTTTCAATTTCAGCATCTTCCAGAACGACATCCAGCATAAGGTTGGCGCGCGCTTCTGATTTTGCAGTGAACCAGACCGTCGCATCTTGCTTTCCGGATTTCTGCGTAGCTTTTACTACATAGAAAAATTCCATGTGAGATCCTCTTTTTTAGATGTAAGATCCCCGGGCCAGAGATAGCGCCCATTGGGTGAACTTTGGTTTTTTGTGTAGTTTTCCGGTGGAACTTTGGTCGGTGTCACCGGACGTATGGGCCGCCTTGCGCGGCTTTTACGTTAACTTTCGTGCGCCATCTGGTCGTATGAGGCACAACGTACAGAGCAGTAATCGCGCTCTTCATGTGTCAGCTGCGCGCCGCGAATCAGCGTCAGCTCGTTTTTTACTTCTTTGCCTTGCTCAATCGTCTTTCCACACAGGTGGTAAGCGCATGTCTTTTGGTTATGCATCCGGATCTCCTTTCTGCGCCAGCAGGTAGCAGAGGCGGCGGATTAAAACCTCAATCCGGTTAAGCAGGACGGCCTGCTGTCGAGCTGGTTTACGTGCGAAATCAATCATCCTCACCCTCGTTTGCCTTATCGCCGGCCAGCGGAACGTTTATCACCTTCTGCGCGTTAACTTTTCCACCTCATTCCGGTCTTCGTATGCCCCGGACGGCTACATTCGTGGGCGTCCTGCCTGGGTGGTTCGTTGTTGCTATGGAATAAGTAAAGCATCATTTTACTTTTCAGTCAACCTTTGCGGAATTAAAGTGTAAAGCAAAGCTGTACAATAAGCGTGTTCATTTTTGAACTATGTTTAGCAGCTCAATATGTATATGATTAAAAAAACATCAGTAAGGGGTGGTTATGGATCGTGACGAGCTGGAAGAAGACCGTGCAGCATTCATTGCGGGTGAGATTGGCGGCGCAGTGGTCGAATTGATAATCGACGGCGTAGTGATCAGCCGCGATGCGATTGTAGATAGTCTGGAGGCTAAGCGCAGAGCAGTGGGAAACGTCATTCACAAGGGTGTATTGCGGGATGCGGCCGCTATGGTAAGAAAAGGGCAATAAAAAACCCGGCACAGTGGCCGGGTTAAATTATTGTTGCCGTGTAAGTAAAGCCGCTATTGCATTTCCACTGTATTTTGAATATTCAATCCTGAATTAGTTATCCAAAATTATAAACATTTAACAACTGTAGATACGTCAGATTCTAGCGCTTCAATCTGAGCTTTGTTGGCTTGAGTAGCCATACCATAGATGGTATAGCTTTTGTGCTGTAGTTTACTTAACGGACACCCTTCATGGTTAATAATAGCTGCAAGCGTGTTGCCATCCTTCACATTTTGAACTCTTTCAGAAAGATTTCCGCTAGTGAATAGATGAGGGTGAGTTTTCAAGAGATCATCGGTGATTCGTTTGATCTCTTCTGCATGTGATTTAAATGCCTTAGCTGCATCACTTTCGTTAGTACGGGAACGATTCTGTACAAAAAGATGTAACTTAGGGAGCTCAATAAGGTTTTGGATAGCTTCTTTATTGAAATCAAGGAACATCTCGTCTTGTTCTGACTTGTCTATTGATACACCGTAAATGAGCTTAACAAGGTTTTTTATGCCCCGAATTGATGCAGCATCTGCTGTGCAAGGAATGATTATTCTGTTTGCGGCGACCACACCTAACTCAGTGTAGCTTGCGAAGCTTGGGTTGCAGTCAATAAAGAAAGTTTTTGCCCTGTCAGAAATACTCTTATCGGCTTCGAGTGATGCGATTAAGTCCACTAACAAAGAACGACTTTTCTTCCATGCTTCTTTAACTGGTGATGAGCCAATGTGAGATATCAGACGAGAACAAATATCAAGATCGACATCACCTGGAAGGATGTATAAATTCTCAGGCATCTTCGAGTTAACAGTATGTGCTCGAACGAAGTAAGAGGATTCATTTCCTAAACGAGATAACGGAGATTTACTGAATCGTTCTTTGATATAGCCAGCTATAGTCACATTCCTATCACGAAGGTAGTTTAGGTTTTCTTCACCAGTACCATTGCCTCCAAGGATAATTTCAGAAACGTTTGATTGCGGACAAGCGTCGATAACCACAACATCTTGGTCTGGATGGGAAATTGCGAACTCCACTGCAAGGTTGTACGTCAGGAAAGTTTTTCCCACGCCCCCTTTGTTGTTCCAAACTAGGTATTTTGTATTGCTGGCAATCATTTCTGTTGGCCTATCAGTAGCTTCAACACGTCCATTATCCATTATCGTATCCTGTGTGTATTTGTCTATGATTCAGTTATAAAAAATAACATTATGAAAATGCCCGTCTAGGCACTTGATGAAGGCTGGTAACCGGACCGGGAAAAGAGCGAAATAAAATCTAATTTATATTAACTCTTTATTTTAAAAGTGATTATGCGCCTTCACCTTTTATCCTGCGGCTCATGTACTTCGCGTACAACTCGTCCAGCTCTTTCAGCCTCAGAGAGAAAACTCTCATCATGTTCTGCTGCTCTTCCTCGGGCAACTGGCGATAGAGCTCAAGCAGGCGCTGTTCGTCAGGTTTAAGTCCGTCTTTCTCTCCGACATCCTCACCAAGCAGCCACGGAACTGATACGCCAGCAGCATCAGCGATAGCTAATGCGGAGCTTTTACTAATTCTTCCTGTTTTGAACCAACTGGAAACTGCTTGCTTGCTGACACCAGCTACCCTGGCCATCTCTGTTTTAGAGAAACCCTTCTTATTTAACTCTGCCAGCCTGGAGATCAGGCCATTCGTCAGTGTGTTATCGCTCATCACCTCATTGTAAATGATTGCTTTACTTGTAGGTAGGCATGTGTTGTTTGACTTGTTGGTAAAATGATGCTTTACTTTTGTCATCTAAGGAGGTCCTATGACTGGTATTGAAAAAGCAATTCAAAAATTTGGAACAGGGGCTGCTCTTGGAAGAGCGCTTGGATTTTCAAAAATGACAATTTCCAACTGGAAAAAGACCGGGATTCCCCCCGATCACATTCGTTCAGTTTTCGAACTTACAGGTGTTACGCCACATGAGTTACGGCCTGACTTGTATCCAAATCCAACAGATGCATTACCAAGCCAAGAGGCGTCAGCCAAATAACCATAGAGGATATTTACCCATGGAGAACGCAATTGCACGAAAGTTAGACCCACCAGAAATCAACCCGATTGAGATAGAGAGTGTCCTGCTCAACCGGCTTGCATCGGTAGGTCAGAAATCATACGCCGAGCATATGGGCATCAGCGAGTCGACAGTCAGCAGGCGTAAAGCTGAGGGGTATTTCTGCAACATGGCGAAAGAGCTGGCTTTTCTTGGGATTCAGGCCGCGCCACCGGAAGCGGTACTGGTATCCAGAAACTATCTCACAGCTGTAGAGATTCTCGCTGATGCCGGGCTAAAGGCTGAACGAGCCAGGCCGGATGCGCTGGGGTGGGACTGAAAATGGCAGCAACTAAAAAGGCGAAAGCCGCGGTGCTCGAACACCAACGGCTTTCTGGTGGAATTAACTGGATCAATTCACAGGAGTAATTATGGCAAACACTGCCAAAGTAATCAATTTTCCTGTGCCTGACGTGGCACCTAAGGAGCCGCGCGTGGCAGATCTCGATGATGGCTATACGCGCCTGGCAAATGAACTTCTGGATGCCGTGATGTGTTCTGGTTTGCCGGAGACTGAGCTGTGCATCCTGATGGCCGTATGGCGCAAAACGTATGGATACAACAAGAAAATGGACTGGATCAGCAACGAGCAGCTAGAGGAGATGATTCAGAAGCATCATACCCATTGCTCGACAGCAAAAAACAGTCTGATCAGGAAGAAGGTACTGATTCAGGAAGGCCGCAGGGTTGGTATGAATATCCATATTTCCGAGTGGCAAACTAAAAATAACGGATTCTGCAAAACATTAGCTAAACCTGCTAAGAAAACCTTAGCGGAAGTTGCTAACGCACCTAAGCAGAAGTTGCTAACCACAAAAGACAAACTAACAAAAGACAATATTAAAAGATCTACGTCCGAGAATTCTGACGAATCCTCTGACAAGCCAGCAAAGAAACCTCATGTTCTAAAACCCGAAGCAGCGATTCAGAGAGGCAACAAGTGGGGAACTGCTGAAGACCTAACTGCTGCCGAGTGGATGTTTGACCTGATAAAAACCATTTCTCCATCAGCCAGAAAACCTAACCTGGCAGGATGGGCTAACGATATACGCCTGATGCGTGAATGTGACGGACGGACACATCGCGACATGTGCGTGCTGTTTCGCTGGGCGTGCCATGACAGCTTCTGGGCTGGCAACGTCATTAGCCCGGCAAAGCTCCGCGAAAAGTGGACTCAACTCGATATCAACCGCAACAAGCAACAGACTGGCACAACTGCCTCTAAGCCAAAACTTGACCTGAATAACACTGACTGGATTTACGGAGTGGAGCTATGAAAAACATTGCTGCGCAGATGGTTAATTTTGACCGTGAGCAGATGCGCCGTATTGCCAACAACATGCCGGAACAGCATGACGATAAACCGCAAGTTGAGCAGGTTGCTAAGGTCATCAACAACGTGTTCAGTCAGCTTATGGCCGCGTTCCCTGCTACCACGGCTAATCGCAGCCAGGCCGAGATGAACGAAATCCGGCGCCAGTGGGTTCTGGCTTTCCGTGAGAATGGCATTACCACCATGGAACAAGTAGCTGCCGGAATGCGTGTCGCCCGCCGTCAGGAACGTCCGTTTCTGCCATCGCCGGGACAGTTTGTAGCGTGGTGCCGTGAGGGGAGTGGAGCGCTCGGGGTCAGTGTTGACGACATCATGGGCGAATACTGGCGTTGGCGGAAGCTTGTTTTCCGTTATCCGACCAGTGAGCAGTTCCCCTGGAGAGATAAAAATCCGCTGTATTACCACGTCTGCCTGGAGCTGCGCCGCCGGGGAATGGAAGGGCAACTCAGTGAAAAAGAACTTATCCGGGCCGCTGGCGACATTCTGCATGAGTGGGAAAAGCGAGTTCTTGCAGGTAAACCCATACCGCCTGTTCGTCGCGCTTTAGCCGCGCCGTCACGGGATCGCGGTCCAACGCCAGCCGAGATGTTAATGGCGAAATACAAACAACGCAAAGACGCCGGTCTGATTTAACAGGAGTCCGCCCAATGAGCAACATCGACAAACAGGCGCTGCGTGAAGCGGCTGTAGCAATAGAGACAGTAGCAACGCCGCAGAAATTGCTTGCGTTTCGTGTGAAGGTTACACCGCAGGTTGTGCTGGCGCTGCTGGATGAGAATCTTCAGCTCCAACGGGAAAAAGACGCAATAGAGGCCGTGGCACTTGCGCTGCGTGATGATATGCGACAGGCGCGGGAGCAACTGGAAGCTGCAGAGAAGCGTATTGCTGAACAGCGTGAGTATTACGAGGGCGTTATTGCTGATGGGAGTAAGCGCATAGCAGAACTCGAACGCAGCGAGACTCAGCTTATCAGCGAACGCGATGACGCGGAATCCGCCCTGAACGATGCCTACAAAGCCGTTATGGGCCAGGCACCAGAATGGAGCAACTGGTTTAGCTTCGAGAATGCGATAGATGAAATTGAGTTGGCGTGCGAGCTATGGCGCAACCAGACAGATGACGTTATCCAGTTCCGCCAGCGCATAGTAGAACTGGAGGCGAAGCTTGAAACTGCCGACAGGTTGCAGGATGGCGCATTCCGTGACGGCCTGAAAGCTGGGTTCAGCTATGGGCAGACAGATGACCAATCCGGGTTCGCGCAATGCATGTCTGCATATAGCACACGCACTGACATTGGTGTGAAGGTGGAATGAGATGGCAGAAACCATTTTAGACGTGTGCTGCGGCTCTCGCATGTTCTGGTTCAACAAACAGGATTCCCGCGCCGTGTTCGCCGATATCCGCGCCGAAGAACACACATTGTGCGACGGTCGCCGTCTGGTTATCAGTCCTGACCTCATTGCTGATTTTCGCGCGCTACCGTTTGCTGATTCGTCGTTTCCGGTTGTGGTGTTTGACCCGCCGCATCTGGAACGTGTCGGACAAACTGCCTGGATGGGTAAAAAATACGGGCGATTGAACAAAAAAACATGGCGTTCTGACCTGCGAGCCGGGTTCAAAGAGGCGTTCCGTGTATTGCGGCCACACGGTGTACTCATTTTCAAATGGAACGAAACGCAGATTCCGGTTAGCCAAATTCTGGCGCTGACGGACGTAAAACCAATTATTGGCCAGCGAACCGGGAAGAACGACAAAACCCACTGGATTATTTTTGTGAAGGATTAACCATGACCACTATTACCAAAGAATGGCTACAGCAAACCATCGCTGAATTTGAAAACACTCGCGACGATATTCCGTTTGGCCTCGACGATGACGACGCCAAAATTCTTATTGTGCTGAAGCGTGCGCTTGCATCGCTGGAACGCGAACGTATTCGCCGCGAGCACGCCGAGTGGTCAGATAAGACGTTCGGCGATGTCGGTCCAGTAGGACCACTGAAGCACCTCTCGAAAGAAGCATTAGAGGCCGCTGCCGACCCATCCGATCCGCTTGAATGGGCTGATATGCAGTTTTTATTGTGGGATGCTCAAAGGCGTATGGGTATTTCTGACGAATTCATTACCAGGGCGATGATAGAAAAGCTGGAGATAAATAAGTCTCGCCAGTGGCCTGAGCCGAAAGACGGCGAGCCACGACTGCATATTAAAGAGCAGTCAGCGCCGGTAATTCCGGATGGTTGGATAAGCTGTAGTGAGCGGATGCCGGATGAAATCGGGCGCTATTGGTGCTATGTCGAAGAACAAAATGACCTCGGGAAAAGCCATTACCAGTGGAACTGCTCATGGAATGGCGATAAATGGGGCGGTGAAATGATGTCTGGAAAAGTAACCCACTGGATGCCGCTACCAGAACCGCCGCAGGAGTTTAACCGTGGCTAACCTGCAACTTGCCGTCAAAGGTGAATACTTCGATGCCATGATTCGCGGAGAGAAAACGGAAGAGTATCGCCTGTGTAATGACTACTGGAATAAGCGAATTATGTTCAGGGAGTATGACCGCCTGATTATCACAAAGGGATATCCGAAGCGCGACGATTCCAGCCGTAGAATTGACGTCCCGTATGGTGGCTATGAAGTGAAAACAATAACGCATCCGCACTTTGGTGATGAACCGGTAAAGGTGTACGCGATAAAGGTGAATATCAATTGCTAAATTAGTAGCATAGCATAAAGATGCTTGCATTAATGAAGTGTGAATAATAACGCTTCATCAATAGTAAGCTACTGAAATGGCAAAAACACCATATTAAAGAGGATTCAAAAATTGAAAATGTTCATGCAAATAGACAGACGCATAGATGTTAATGGTAATTCATACTTAGTTAGATGCGAAGAGAGGCCTAACGGTGAGTGGCGTGTATATGATATTGACCGTAAGGTCAATATCAGCACCATGAACAAAGACACTGCCTTTGATGAATGGAAAGCTGAAGCTAAAAAACAACATAATTCGTAGAATTACAAAAACCCCAAACCATAGTTGTTAAGTATTATAGATCCATCCTTGTCAGGCCAAAGATATCGCAACTTAAAAAAATCCCATCAATTCAACCCACCCATTGCTGGGGATTCCTCGGTAACGGGCGGGTTTTACCGCCTAAAATCTGATATGAAACAACATGCTAGCTTTTGCAAAAAGTGCTATTCACCCCTTGAATATTCTTTCTAACAGGTATACTGTGTTTATATACAGTGGTTGAATGTAGAGGGAATTATGAGAATTGAACTTGTTATCAGCCGGACAAAACAGCTTCCGGAAGGTGCCGTTCCTGCACTTGAAAAAGAATTAATTACCCGTCTCCAGAATCAGTATGAAAACTGCAACTTAACCATCCGTCGAGGCAGTCAGGATGGTCTGAGTATCGTCGGTGCTGCTGATGGCGATAAAAAACGTATACAGAGCATTCTGCAGGAAACGTGGGAAAGCGCTGACGACTGGTTTTATTAACATTGCGCTTAATGCTGGCGCGCATTTTTCAGAATACCGCAATTTGCGTATCCCTTTGATGCTGCTGCCGACAATTTTTAACCGCGTCTGTACATCGCCTGAAGGGAGAACAAAAATTGAGTAATTCAGCTTTGCAAAAATCAGAAGATAGCTGGTATGACATTGTAAGAAGATCTGATGGCTGCGTAGTGTTTAGCTTTCCATCATCAGGCAGGCATCTTATCTATCGTGTAAATGGCATGGTATCTATGCGTCCTTTGCTGGATGATGAAGAAGTTTTTACTCCCAACGGTTTTATGCATTTTATTCGCCGTCTCGGCTACCGGGTAACACCACCTTCTGATAATATGAAATCAACGGCCTGAACAACCGTTAACCTTCTGCGCCACGGAGAATACCATGGCGCACGAATTACAACTCATCAAGCAGTCATCTGGAATTCTGATCCCCGCAACGCCGGAGAGTGGGGATTTCCTGCGCTCAGTAAAAATCGGTGAGTGGATACACGCCGATTTTAAGCGTGTCCGCAACTACGCCTTTCATAAACGCTTTTTTAAACTCCTTCAGCTTGGTTTCGACTACTGGACGCCAACTGGCGGCACGGTCACATCGCGGGAACAGAAACTTATCTCCGGATTCGTTAATTTTCTTTGCGGCTCCGCAGGCCAGGAATATACCCCGGCCCTTAACGAGGCGGCGGAACAGTACCTCCATAACGTAGCTACCCTGCGAACCGGGGACGTCGCCCTTCTTAAATCTTTTGATGCCTTCCGGGAATGGGTAACCGTTCAGGCCGGGTTTTATACCGAGCATTTTTATCCGGATGGCAGCCGCGGGCGCCGGGCGAAATCCATAGCGTTCGCCAGTATGGACGAAACCGAGTTTCAACAGGTCTATAAGGCTGTGCTGAACGTCCTGTGGAACTGGATTCTGTTTCGTAAATTTTCCTCTCCGGAAGAAGTTGAAAACGTGGCCGCGCATCTGCTGGAGTTCGCATGAAAATGACATGGTTTCAGCATCCGGCGTGTACCACCGAAGAGGCGGATGAGCTGGTGAAGCAGTACCGACGCAGGGGGGTAAAGACGGAGCGTAGTCTGAATCATGACTGCATTCACTGGACGGTAAGCGCCCTGTTACCGGAGTTCGATCATGTGCCAGAACGGAGGCGTAAATGCTCTTATCTGAAATAAAAACTTACCGCAGTAAAAAATGGCTGGCAGCCGTCGGGCAGATTGAACAGTGCGTGTTGTGCGGGCGGTGGGGAACGCAGGTTGCACATCGCAATGAATTAAAGGGCATGGGAATGAAAACGGATGACTGCGCCACGGCGGCTATTTGTCAGGAATGCCATCATGAAATCGATAACGGCAGTCACCTGAGCAGGGAAGAGCGCCGGTGTCTGATGAACAGGGCGATCGTACTGACAGTGATTAAACTTGTACGAATGGGAAAGGTGGTACCGAAATGATTTATCCAGCCAGTACCGGAAAACCGGGCGAATATTTTCGACTGAATACACTGGAAAGCGTGTGGATTCAGGGAAAACTCCGTATGTGGGGACGATGGTCATACATCGGCAGCGGTAAACCCGGCAATATGTTTAACCAGTTGCTGGCCTCCAGAAAACTGACAAAAACAGCCATCAATGAGGCTTTACGCCGTCTGAAAAAATCAGGAACAAGCAAGCCAGAGCTGGAGGCCTTTCTTCGGGAAATGATGAACGGGAAACAAAAAAGCTGGCTGGCGCATTGTACTGATTCCGAAGCAATGTTGATTGACCGCGTCATTGGTACTGTATTAGCTGAGTATCCGGCGCTGAAAAAGTTGATTCACCAGCGTTACGAAGGGTGTGGAGTGAGTCAGAGAAGGATGGCTGAGTTACTAAACGAACAATATCCAGACTGGTGTTATGCAACGTGCCGCAATCGCATAGGTGTATGGCTAAAAATGGCGGAATTTATGCTTTATCTGCCGATGCGTGAAGCGTTTGCAACCGATGCCCACAAAATTGCCCGTTGACTCTGTTTGTTATCCGGGGCTATATTCCCGCCACGCCAGCAAAATCTGGCGTCGGGATTGGTCTCCCGGATTACTACTCAACGCATACCGCGTTAAGCGGTTTTTTTTATGCGCTAAGCACGGCTACATTCGCGATTTATGGTGGGCTGTGTGAGGGCTTCTTAGGAAGCGCCGGGTTTGAGTAGCCGGTAAGACCAACCTTGCACAGTTCACCACCCGTCGATTGGTCTCGGCAGTGGTGATGGTTAACCTCATGAGGTGATACTATGACTACTCAAATTAATGCAGATAACCTTTCCCCTATTACTCATAACCAGATCCCTGTCATAACCACTGAACTGTTAGCGCAGCTTTATGGAACTGAAACAAACAATATTAAAGTAAATTTCAGTCGAAATTCAGATCGTTTTGTCTGCGGGAAACATTACTTCAAGATTGAAGGAGATGAACTTCGCGCTATGAAGCACGAGGTTACTCACAGTAACTCTGTGAAAATTGCCCGCAACGTTCGATCTCTCATCCTCTGGACAGAACGCGGAGCAGCTCGCCACGCAAAAATGCTCGAAACCGATCAGGCATGGGAGGTATTCGAGAAGCTGGAGGATTGCTACTTCAGCCAAAAGAATCCTTCAGTGCGAGTTTCACGCCAGAAAAGTTACGACACGCGAGTTCTCTGTTATCAGCAAAGCGGCGTCACTGTTTCCACAATCCCGTTGCGGGATGATGACATTGTCATTTCCCTTGAGTCATGGCTGGAACTGGCGAGAGCCAACGGTTGGTTTGTTATTCGCAAAGATCAACTGGTGGAAAAACTGATGCAGCTTTAGCAAAAAAGTTATTGCATTTTTAGCCACAAACTGCTTCAATTCCGGTATGCTTCGCAAAGCTGTATCGCGAGGCGAATAACAGACATGAACACAAAAAGAACCCGCCATTGAGCGGGTTTTTGCGTTTTAGGGGTTCGCATTCGCGGGCCTTTTTTGTTCAACAGGCTTTGAATTGTGGTTTCTTGCACCGTGGTATTTTCTGCTTCGCCCTATACTATTTGCTTAGTCTTGCGGAGGTGTGAATGAAAGAAGGGTATTACTGGATTCAGCATAACGGTGTTGTTCAGGTGGCATACTATACGAACGACACAGTTGATGATCTGGAATCAGGACGGCTTATTGTCGGTGTCTGGCATCTGACAAGGGGCGATGATATCTGCCATAACGGTGAAGCAGAAGTACTGTCGGGGCCGTTACAACCACCAGCTTAGATATAAACGCGCTGGCGGCGCTTGGAAGACGGCTTGAAATATTAGCTGCGTAAATCATATCCCTGATTGTCTGTATACCACTGCCGCATAGCGGGGATCGGCTCCCGCATTCTTTCACATAAAAGAGCCCTGCTGCGGTTTAAGGAGATGATGATGAAAATTGGTAAGCACGCACATAATGTAAATACTTCGTCTGCATTGGCTCCCAGAACAAGATTTGTCTTTTCAACTTCTGGGGTAAATAAAGAGGAAGTCATTGAAAAGTTAAAGGTCGTCATTGAAAAAATTAGCAACGAGGAGGTATCTCTTGATCCTCATATTCATCTGGAGTCCTACATATCAGGCGTGAACATATCCTGCTCTCCCGCCTGATTAGAGGCGTGCTATTCTTCTACCATGCTGCCAACTTGAATTGGAAGAGGGACGATATACTCCCAGAATGGATTCATGGAAGATATTCCAGACCAGTACCATATTGCTTTCGTGAAAACCATTGCGGCATTATCTGATGATGCGTTCAGGTCAAGTAACCGCATATCGCCATGATGAACATTGGTATCCTCATTGATAAGAATTTCATAAATTGGTTGCGGACCTTCCTGTTCTCGGTATTTCTTTCTAAAAGAATCTGCGTCTTCTATTGATTTACAAGCGAATATTGACTGGTATCGTGATGGCTTCTCAGGAAATTGCATCTGGCGTACCAGTTCAACAATAAGCTCCATAAGGTCATCACCATTAAGTTCCCTCCTTGGGAAAAGATATCGCAGCCCATGCTCGGAGATTTTGAAGTTAAATTTCGCGCCAATAAAGCTATCAATGGCGTAGGTGTCAGTTACAGGTGGCTGCATGGAAGAAAAATCCATTAATGCATTTGCGTTGTACCGGCCTCTTCTGTCGGCGGAATAAAGCACTATGCTCATTTAATTCTCCATATTTGGTGTGGTTACTTTTGGCGATTTAACAATATCAAATGCAGGGTATACACCGCCAGACGTCATCTGGCACTTATTCACAGGCTGCGCTATTGCGTGGCCTTTTTTATTTCCACTTACCCGACATCCGGGTAGTCCATTTCCCGGACAGGGGAAGTTATGACAATGGATAAACATACAACATGGCTGGCCTACATCTGGGCATTAATCAGCGGCATATGCGCCCAGTGGACGTTAAACGACTATGGCGCGCTGATAGGTATTGTTCTGGGTATTGGTACGTTTCTGGTTAATAAGCATTACAAAAAAAAATCAGAGCAGGCTCAGGCAAGGCAGGCTGCCGCGATGGAAGAACGTAACAGGCTAATCGCCCGGATTCTGGAAAAAAACGACCATGACAGCATGTTAAAAATGCTGGCGGTATCTGAAATGCCGGAGGGCAATGATGGCGTTAAGGACAAAAGTTAAATACGGTCTTTCCGCCGCTATGCTGGCACTGATTGCCGCCGGTGCCAGCGCACCGCAGCTACTCGACCAGTTTTTACAGGAGCGGGAAGGAAATATGCTGGTGGCCGTTCGTGATAACGGCGGCGTCTGGTCAGTATGCCGTGGCGTGACCCGTATCGATGGTAAACCCGTTGTGAAAGGTCAGCGACTGACACAAAGCCAGTGCGACCATTACAACGCCATCGAGCGGGATAAAGCGCTGGCGTGGGTCAATAAAAATATCCATGTTCCACTGACCGGGCCGCAGAAAGTGGGGATCGCCAGTTTCTGCCCGTACAACATTGGGCCGGGTAAATGTCTGCCCTCCACGTTCTACAGAAAGCTGAACGCAGGAGATCGTAAGGGAGCGTGTGCAGAAATCCGCCGTTGGGTATATGACGGCGGCAAAGACTGCCACAACAGGGAAAATCAGTGTTACGGCCAGGTGATACGACGCGACCAGGAATCGGCGCTGGCGTGCTGGGGTATTGAACAATAAATTGTTGTCAGCGGAATAATTCACCAAAAAATGACATGGCGCCACAGGGGCGGATAACACAAAATCTGCCGATTTCTGATTTACGAAGGATATAAAAGCGAAAACCCCGATTGCTGCAAACAGTCGGGGTTTTCTGTTTCTGCACCTTGATGAAGGCAAGGGAGAACCTGTGATTGATATTAGCAAACTGATTAGGGAGTTGCGACTAATGATTGAGCAATTACCAAACTGGAAATTTATCCTGATCTGGCTGGTACTGTTTGTCGCTGCTATTGGCTATCTTGTAGGGCAAATCCGTTGGTGGTGACATGAACCGCATAACTACTGGCGTAATAGTCTCATTGCTTATATTGGCCGCCGCGCTGGGCTGGACTACCAGTCACTATCACGGTAACGCCGTGAAGTACAAAGACCAGCGTGATACCGTTACTCACAACCTGAAGATGGCTAACGAGACTATCAGCGATATGCAAACGCGCCAGCGTGACGTTGCCGCCCTCGATGCAAAATACACAAAGGAACTAGCTGATGCACAAAACAGGAATACTGATTTGCAGCGCCGCCTTGCTGCTGGTAGCCGGGTGCGTGTCGAAGGAAGCTGTACAGTGCCAACCACAACCAAAACCGCCAGTACCCGCCGCGTGGGCAATGCTGCCACCGTCGAACTCTCTCCAGTTGCTGGACAAAACGTTCTCGATATCCGCGCCGGAATCATCAGCGATCAGGAAAAACTGAAGTATTTGCAGGAGTACATCCGGACGCAGTGCAAATAAAAAATTCCCGCAGGACGGTTACGGTTCCGGCCTGCAGGGTGTCATAAAGAGCACAAAATGTCTTATAAGGGGATATACGGACATATGTCGCATACTATGGTACTGAAGAAAAAGACCTCATGTATCAACGCAGCGTAACCAGACGCTAAAAACTGGTACACCTCATGAAATAACCCAGTGGCTGAAAAGCTTGGTGTTGGAGCGAATCCCCTGACCAGGCTGGCATTTATTTTATCTGAATATTGACGCTGTATTTTTTCGCTTTGTTTTTACGGGCTTCATTACGTGTCTGAAGTACTCTCAGTTCGTATTTTCCGGACGCCGGTAGCGTGTACTGGCCATTGTCATCCAGTTCAGATGAATATCTGGACAGGTCAACGGAATCGCTAATTCCTGGCCCGAACAGGTAGGTATCTGCGCC